ACTTGTCGTTGCTACAAAACAATACGCAGATTTTGATGCCGCTTTACATGGAGCTGGAGCGGCTTTTAGCGATGTTGATTCTTCAGCAGCTGATTTTGAAGAACGGTTGCATGAAATAGGTTTAAGCGCAAGAGCTGTTGCGGCTGCAACAGAGTTTGACGCAAAGCAAACCGCTGATGCTATGGCTACACTGGCCCGCGCTGGTGTTGACAGTTCAAATGCTATTGCCCTTCTTCCAGGTGTTGCAGATCTTGCAACCGCAGCTTGCGTTGAAATGAACGAAGCTGTAGGAATGGCGGTTGGTGGCTTAAATGTAATGGGCATGATGAGCGACAACCCAGAAATACTAGCCCAAAACATGAAACGCCTTAGCGATGTTATGGCTTACACAGCAGACAGCGCAAACATGAGCTTAACGGATGTAAGCGAAGCTATAACCGCCGGGGGTGCATTCTTTAAGACTGCAAACAATGATTTAAATATGTTCAGCGCAAGTTTGACAGCCCTTGCGAACAACTCTATTGTTGGAGCTGAAGCAGGAACACATTTGCGCAATATTATGACCAATCTTTCCGCCCCTACTGATAAAGCAGCGGCGACGTTAAAGTCGATGGGAATTGCTACAACAGATTCCAGTGGCAACCTTTTAAGCCTTTCTGATATTGTCGGGCAATTTAACAAAGCAATGGTTGGCATGGGTGACGCAGAACGAAATGCAAATCTTTATGCTATTTTTGGAAAACAAAACATTGCAGCTTTTAACGCCCTGCTTAATACTGGAGCGGATGCGCTAGAGGGTTACGCGGCAACGGCGGCAAACTCTACGGATGCGGCCATGCAGAAAGCTGAAGCCTTGCGCGGTTCTTTGCTTAATAAACTTAATGTTTTAAAAAGTGCATTAACAGAAAAAGGTTTCCAGTTTGTAGACGCTTTTGCAGGAAAAGGCGGCAATTTTATTACAGAGCTTACAGAATCAATTTCTAATTTTGATGTTACGCCGCTTGTAAATGGGCTTACAACTGCGCTTAATGTAATTACAAAGATTGTTCAAACTGCATGGACTTTTAGAGGTGTAATAATTGCCGTTGTTGCCGCCATGACTACATGGCGACTTGTTACAGATGCCATTGTAATTGCACAAAAAGCGCATAATGTAATTACAGCTGTTGCAACAGGCGCACAGATTGCCTACGCTTCAGTTATAAAAGGTTCAACGGCAGCACAAAGCGCACTTGCTTTTGCTACGACTGGAACAAAAATTGCAACTGCTATTTTTACGGTTGTTATGAAGGTTGCGGCGGGCGCAGCTGGTGTTTTTTCTGGTGCAATGAGCGCATTAACAGCGGCTATGATGGCTAATCCTATAGGTTTGATTATTGCCGGAATTGTTGCAGCTGTTGCGGCTTTAATCGGCATTATTGTTCTTTGTGTAAAACACTGGGATTCAATAAGCGCGGCGTTAAAGCGTGTCGGCGACTGGTTTGTATGGCTTGGAACAAGCATTGCAAACTTTGCAGTAGAAGCATGGAATTCTATCACAAACTTTTTTAGCGGTGTTGGCACACGGATTGCAGAATTTGCTTCTTCAGCGTGGGAAGCGATAACAGGATTTTTCACAAATCTATACCATCGCTTTATGACTTTTTTGTTTGGCGAAAACGCCCCTGCCGCTGAAGAATTTGTTGCACAAATGTTTGAAAAGGTAGGCGCATTTTTTGCGGGATTATGGGAAAAGATAACTGCATTCTTTGGCAGTGTCTGGGAACATATAACTACTTTTTTTGTCACAATCGGCGAAAGCATAGGCGCATTTTTTGTAGGAATCTGGGAACGGATAACAACCGCTTTTGCAACAGCGATAGAGGGAATCTCTTCTTTTTTTGGCGGAATCTGGGAAAAGATAACAGGATTTTTCACTGGTATAGGCGAAACTTTAAGCGGCTGGGTTGAAACAATAAAAGGAAAATTGCAGCCGCTTTTTGACTGGATCCACGGGCTTTTTGACGGTGTTGCGACAATGTGGCAGAATGTTATGTCAGTATTCCAGGCGGAAGGAATTGTCGGCGTTTTCAAGCGTATTGGTTCGGCAATTTTAGGCTGGGTTCTTACACCGATAGAAAATATGCTTAGGGCGTTAGACTGGATTCCGGGCATTGGTGACACAATAGGAAGCTGGGCAGACAAGATAGCTGATATGCGCAGTGGATTTGCAGAAAGCGCAAGTTTTGAAAGCAACCAGCAACCGACAGCCCCTATTTCTCCAGCTGAAAGAGCTGTAAATAACTACTCACGTGAGGAGTCAGAAACAACCTCTAATGTAAATATTACTCTTGATGACAGATTAAGCGCAAACGCTTACGGTAGCATTTCACCTGGTGTTACATTACAAAAAACAGCATCCGGCGCGTTCTAAATCGGTATAGCGAGTTTGCGCAAGCACAAATATCATTGAATCATGGCTTGGAGCGATGAAATTCAAGAAGCGGCGTATAACTCACCTAGCGGAAAACGGCAGACTTTTCTTTATGAGAATGTCAGCCGTGAAACCGATTTAAAAACAGCTTCTTTTGTTTTTCCAGAACTTGACGGGGCCTTAATTCAATCTTTAGGGCTTGGCGGCAGAACTTTTCCTTTAAAGTGTATTTTTTCCGGCGCAAACTGCAATAAAGAAGCTGATAGTTTTGAAAAGCTGCTGGAAGAGCGCGGACACGGAATTCTTGAACATCCTGTATATGGCAAAATAAATGTTGTTCCAACTGGAAAAATTAAGCGGACAGACAATCTTGTAAACGGCGCAAACGAAAGCAGCGTTGAAGTTACATTTTCTGAAACTCTTGTTGATAAAGACGAATCTACAAGTGAGGTTGCAACAGCGGACAAACTGGACGCTGCAATGGACGAATACGAGGATGCAGCTGTAGCCGATTTTGCAAATAACATTTATACAGATTCGATTGAAGATAAAATGCAGCTTCAATCTGTTATGAAAGCCAATGCGGATTCAACTTTTAAGGGTGTTGAAAAAATGACAAAAAACGCCCCTAAGAACAAAAAACGCGGAAGCCTTTTGCAATGGTTTAATTCTGCAAAGAAATTCATAAACAGTATTATTGATAACATTGATAAAATCGGAACATACGCTAATGAAGTTGCGCGAACAATGATTAAAATGATTCGCTATCCTTCAAAAATTGCAACGGACGCGCTTTCAAAACTTACTGGCTATCAGCTGATGATTAAAGACATTGCAAACAATGTGAAAGCAGACCCGTTCGGAACAAAAGCCGTTACAAATCAATGGGCTGCTACTACGCTTGCATGGGGAAGCATGGTTGCGGCTTTAAGTTATGGAGTTGCAAAAACGGCGGCAGAACAGAGCGTAAATCAGTCGGCCAGTGCAAGCAGTTCTGAAAATACTGCAAGTTCCAGCGTTGATGATTTTGATTTTTCAGACAATGATTCAAACGGCGGATTTAAAAGCCGTGCGGATGTTCTGGAGACTGCGGCACAGATTGCAGCAACTTTTGCCGAATACAGCGCATATATTGATTCTCAAAACAAGAAAAACGCTTTTGTTGACACGGGCGAAACTTACGAAAAACTTTTGAATGTTGTTACTTATTCCTTGCGGTCACTGGAAGAAACAGCGTTCAATTTGCCTGTAACAAGAATTATAACGCTTGACCGTGACAGACAGCTTTTTGAGCTTTTAACAGAATTGTACGGAAAAGACGGATTCAACAGGCAAGATCAGTTTATAAACGACAACAAACTTACGGCAGATGAAATTGTGCTAATCCCTATGGGTAGAGAGGTGCGCTATTATGCCTAAAGTTCATACCGTTGCAAGTGGTGATTTGCTGTGGAAAATCAGCGTTAAATATTATGGGATTCCTGGAAAGTGGCCGGACATTGTAAACGCAAATCCACAGCTTAAAGGTAGAAAAACAGCTTCAGACGGTTCGCCAATTATCCGCATTGGCGACAATCTCATTATTCCCGATACACTGGAGCTAAAAGAGAATAAAGCCCCTATACAAGCAAAACAGACTATTGTTCTGGACGAAAAGGCAAAAAAAGACCTTGCCATTTTTTGCGATGGGAAAAAGTTTACTGGTTTTACAGGTTACACGGTTGTTTGTTCAGTCGATACTTTTGACGCTTTTTCTTTTTCTTCTACCTGGGATTCTACGAATAAGGATTTGCGGGAATTGTTCAGACCGTTTACTTATAAGGAATGTGAAGTTTATTTTGACAGCGATTTGATTTTTAAGGGGCGGCTTTTACCAGCGGTTCCGAATGTTTCGCCGGATTCAAAAACTATAACTGTGCAGGGTTATCCGCTTTGTGGTGTTCTTAATGATTCAACTTTGCCAGATTCTCTTTACCCGCCGGAATACAACGATTTGGATTTAAAGCAGATAGCAGAAAATATTGCTGGCGCATTCAGTGTTAATGTACAAACTAAAGTTGATGTAGGAGACAGTTTCAAAAGCGTGGAAATTGCGCCGGAAGACAAGATTTTAAGTTTTCTTACAAAACTTGCTGAACAGCGCGGCGTTTTTCTTTCCAATGCGCAGGATGGTTCTTTACTTATCTGGAAGCCGGAACAGGAAGAAGTAAGCGCAACTTTTAAGGAAGGTGAGCAGCCTTTTATTTCCTGCGTACCAACTTTGGACGGGCAGAAAATGTACAGCCATGTAACGGGCTTTACCAAAGTTGATGCAGACAATGATTCTGAAAAATATACATTTGAAAACGATTATTTGATTAAGCACGGCGTTTTGCGCTGTTATTCAAAAGTTATGCAGGATGTTGAAGCTGGCGGGCTTGAAAATGCGGTCAAAGCAATGGCAGGGCGTATGTTTGCCAGTGCGGTTAAATACACGCTTACTGTTGCAGGTTGTAGGGATAAAAACGGCAAGCTGTACCGCAAGAATATGATGGTCAGTGTACTTGCGCCGGACGCAGAAATTTATAAAGAAACAAAACTGCAAGTTGATGAAGTACAGCTGAAACGGAGCGAAAGCGAAGGCGAACAAACCGTTTTTTCTTTGGTTATTCCTGGAAGCAGAACGGGCGAATTAAACGGGGGTTTCGCATGGGAAGAATAGGAAAACACCTTAAAGCTGAAATTGACAAATACATTGAACAGGTGATTGAAACACGCTTGAACTACAAACAGACCGCTTTAACCTTTGCCCCTAGTGGTGATGATTCGCCGCCGATTAAAGACGACAGAATTATTCTTGTAAGCATAGACGGAAACGGAAAGTTTGCCGCTGTTGGCGTTTTAACAGCTTCACAGGGAGCAAAGCCGGGTGAAAAGATTTTGTATTCAAGAAATAAAGACGGCGAAGTACAGGCGGTTTTATCGCTTTTAAATGACGGCAAAGTGAAACTTGAAACGCCGGAAGAAGTGAGCGTTGCAACTGAAAAGGATTTGAAAACTGAAAGCAAGG